GGATACACCTCTAACCCATTGATTTTAAAGGGAAAGGTAATTATCCAAGGGCAAAAGCCCCTTGGATACTTGGATAGTCAGAGGTGTGTATACGTACATTGGCCTGCGGCCCGCATCATTGGACGTGTGTATACATCAAACCGAGGGCTTGGAATTGCGCTCATGCCAAAAGCCAGCGCCTGATTCGCTTGGTGTCAGCTTTGGATACCTGAACCCGTTGGTTGCGGCGGCTGTGTAGATGAACGACTGCCCACCACTGGACTTAGCTCGGCGACTTGAATACCCTACACGCGATGGTGTGTAAAGCGGCACTGACTTGGGTGCTGCTGTGCTGGTGTGGTGCTTAGACATAGCACCAGAATGAACTAAGTGAACACGAGACATGGTTACTCCTTTACAAGTGACACTCCAAAGCCCACCTCGTGGGCTTCAGGCTGAGACCTGTGATTACTCGGCGGACAAAGACACTCGGCTGTTGAGCGCCTTGGCTTCGTGATACTGAGCACTGGCGGACTGCAAGTAATCCAGCATTTCACGATTGCGGGTTGTGACCTCGGCATCCTTGGTCATAGACTCGACACGCTTGATAAACTTGTCGAACGCTTCGGACACGTCGAATACCGACACGACCTTTTCTTCTGGCTTGGCTTCTTCCCACGCAAGAGCCATGAGACCTTCTTCCAAGACCTTGGCATCAATGCCACGCATATCCTTGGCACGATTAGTGTCGAAGCTAAACTTGTCCTTGCCCTTGGCAATGAACATTGGCGTGTTGGTCTCGAACCATGCACGCAAGGATGCTTTACGCATACCTTTTCCCAAGGCATCCACGAGTTGGTCAGCCAGTGTCACATCCCCATGCTTGACAGCATGAAGGGCGCAACCGACTGCGGTTGATTGAATATCAGAGGTCAGCTTTTTGGATGCACGACCGATTGAACCGATATTCTTGAGGATTTGAGCTTTTTCCATGATTTTTCCTATGTGGTTGATTGAGCTTTGATGTATACCCAAGACGGATATACACTCAAGCCCCTTGAGAGGGCTTCCGGGTATTAGCGCCCCCGGCTGTTGGCGCTCGGTTAGTTTGTTGGTCAGGCAACCTCAAAAAGCCTGCGATATAAATTTATAGCCCCTACGCACCTTGAGTCATCTTGCATACTCGCAATGATCGGCAACTACTTGGGTTCTTAGGACACGTCCACTTATGGCAACGCGATAAGTCCAATCCTGCAAGGCAGGTTTCGGGTCTACACCCAATACAGTTCCGCTTCGCTTAGACTCAGGGGCGTAGTTCCCCCTCGTGCTAATCCACGTACCTCTGTCAGTGCGCCGGGCTGTCACAAGACAATTCCGCACCTCTACCCCGTGTCGGGCATTTCACCCGCTTGAGCAGTCCGATCACCGCTTAATGTAGGCAACCTTGGTAATCAGGGCCGCTACATAGTAGGCAACCTTGGTAGTCGGCCACCCCCCACAGGCCCCCCAAGCCCCCACCCGCCCCGCCCTCTGCTTACGACGCAGTCTCACAGCACATCAAATCCACGACATGTATGTATACACACGTCAATAAGCTCACTGTGATGTATACATACATCCTGTCCCGCCCCCTTGCAAAAAAGCCCCAAAAAATTAAAAACGTATGTACAATACGTGTGTATACATACATTTGGAGCCTAAAATGAAGCGTTGGAACCTGTATTTGCCCGAAGATTTGATCGAAAAATACCGTGTTTTGGCCACCCAAAAGGGCGTTTCCTCGGCTGAAATGGCCAGAATTGCCATGGAAAAGTACTACCAAGCCCTCGAGAAAGCCAAAAAGCAGGCTGCGGAGGCTGCAAATGCTGTCTGAAAACACCCCCATGGATGACTTCCCGCTGGAATACAAGCCAAAAACGGTGTCGTTCCCGCAAATTAGCGACGAAATGGTCGCTTCGGTAGCCCTTGGCCTAGAGGATGAGCTGATCGTGGCCGCTCGTCATGGGGTATCTGTCGAGGATTACAACGAATTGGCCGCGCAGCCGTGGTTTCAACTGCAAGTTCAGATGAAACGGTCCGAGTACGAGAAAAACGGCGTCACGTTCAAGGCAAAAGCCGCATGGATGGCCGGGGACTTGCTCGATCAGGTGTACCTCAGTGCGGCATCGGTTGATGCCAGCCTCAGCCAGAAGCATGAAGTCCTCAAGACGCTCATCAAGGCCGCAGGGTTGGAGCCCAAAGAGGAAAAAGTCAAAGATGTTGGCCCGGGGTTCAGCATTTCTATCGACTTGGGCGGTGGCCAGAGTATCAACTTGAGCAACCAGCAGACCATTACGCCGGTTACACTGGACGCTGAGGTCAAGGAGATCAAGTGAGCAGCACATACAAACCGACCGAGACGCAGCGTAACTTCATGCTTGACGAGGCGTATGTCCGCGTGCTGGCCGGGCCCGTCGGTGGTGGCAAGTCGGTCACATGCGTGCATGAGCTGGTTCGTATGGCCTGTGGGCAGGCACCGAACGCCAAGAAAATCCGCAAGACACGCGCTGTCATCGTGCGTAACACGGCGGACCAGTTGGCCCTGACGACGCGAAAGACGGTGTTCGACTGGCTGCCCCCGGGCGAGGCTGGTATCTGGAAGGCCGTGGAGAAGACGTTCATCCTCATGGCGAACTTGCCGGACGGTACCAAGGTGGAGTCGGAGTGGCTGTTCATCGCGCTGGATACGCCGGACGACGTGCGAAAAGCGCTGTCGCTAGAGACCACGTTCCTGTGGGGTAACGAGAGCCGGGAGCTGCACAGCGAGGTTGTGGATGGCCTGCTAGGTCGTCTGAACCGGTACCCGTCGATGAAGGACGGTGGGCCCACTCGGTCGTGTGCGCTGTTTGACACCAACATGCCAGACGAGGACACATGGTGGCATAACAAGATGGAAGAGCCGCCGTCGAACTGGGCGATATATAAGCAGCCCGCCGCGATCATCAAGCCAGACGCGTATCTTGAGAAGTTCGGCGAAGAGGCTGAAGAAGTGCTGCTGGATAAGGACGGCGCTGAGTGGGCCGTGAACACTGAGTGCGACAATTACAACAACCTGCCCAAGCAGTACTACCCCAACATCATCCCGGGCAAGACCGATGACTGGTTGCGTGTGTACCTGCGCTCGGAGTATGGCCGTAGCCTGTCTGGGACGCCGGTGTACGAGAAGACGTTCACATACGATTTCCATGTGGCCAAAGAGAAGATCAAGCCGATCCGCAGCGAGGACTACCCGGTCATCATCGGTCTGGACTTTGGACGCACGCCAGCAGCAGTGTTCAAGCAGCGCGATCCACGCGGGCGCGTCGTAACGCTGGCTGAGCTGACCTCGGAGAACATGGGTATCGAGACGTTCCTGCGGACGAAACTGAACCCGTTCATTGCGAACAACTTGCAGGGGTGCTCGTTCGTCGTGGCCCCGGACCCAGCAGGGTACGCCAAGCAGCAGATGGGCGAAGTGTCGTTGGTGGATATTGTTAAGCAGGCCGGGTTCAAGTGCCAGCGGCCACCGACAAACGACCCGGAGAAGCGAGTTCAGGCTGTCGAGCGCTTGCTTGTGCAACAGTTGGAAGGTAAAGCGCTGTACCTGATCGACCCGGGATGCACTATGCTGGTCAAGGGGTTCCGATATGGGTACCGGTACAAAATCAAGAAGTCGGGGGAGATGGAGGACAAGCCAGACAAAAACAGCTTCTCTCACGTCCACGACGCCAACCAGTACGCCGACTCCGTGATTGACATGAACATCCGGGGCGGGACGCTCAACACCGGCAAGCGCGAGGTGAAGAAGTCCACATACGCCTACACTTGACCCCTTGACAGGTCAGCGTACAATCGGCGAATCACTGCAAAGGACCGCTATGTCTACCTTCTACCCTTCGATAAGTTTGGAGCGACGCTCTGAAGATTTTGCACTTCAAACTGCTCGCGGTCAAATCCAAGGTCATACTGCTTTTTGCCAGTTCGGCATCAACACAGCAGTTGGCACATCCAACGAAACCGTTTGGATTGGCAGTAACACATACACATTCCCCGCCGCAGCTTCAGTTTTGAAGATTTCAAGTTCTAGTGCAAGCGACACATCTGCTGGCACTGGCGCTCGTACTGTTCAGATTCAAGGCTTGGACGCAAACTATGAGGCGGTCTCTGAGACTGTTTCATTGAACGGGCAGACTGCGGTGAACACCACCAACAACTACTTGCGCGTGAACAAAATGATTGTCTTGACCGCAGGCTCTGGCGGCACTTCTGTGGGCAACATTTACGCAGGCACTGGTGATGTCACTGCTGGCGTCCCTGCTGTTGTTGTGAACCAGACTGGAATTTTGGCAAACGAAACCGAGTCGGGTTTTTACACTGTTCCAGCGGGCTACACGGCATTTATCAATATGTGGACAATGTCTTCTGGCAACGCCACTGCTGATCAGTCGACTCGTTTTACCCTACGCATTCGACCATTTGGCGGGGTGTTTGGTTTCAAGGCGCAGTACCACATCGCAGCCAGTGGTATCTACGAGTGCAAGGCGGCGTACCCGCTACCCATCCCCGAGAAGGCCGATTTGGAAATCTTGGCTGCTACGAGCGATGGGTCCGCGTCTGCCTCCACGCAACTGCAAATTACACTGGTTGCTGGACCAAACGCATCTGCCCCCGGTACTCCTTGGATTTAAGATATGGCAACAGGCATCGCACTCATCCCCGTCGCTCGTAGCTCCGATCTGGAGCGTGAGTCGCAAAAACGCAACACGGATATGCAGGCTACGCCTGTGATCCAAGGGTTAGCCGCTCACGCACGCAAGCGCTGGGAATCTGCCCGCGAAGCCAAACGGACCATCGAGGAGCGCATGCTGCAGTGTCTGCGCCAGCGCAACGGTGAGTACGACCCTGACAAACTGGCCGACATCAAGCGCCAAGGCGGCTCGGAGATTTACATCCAGCTGACATCGGTGAAGTGCCGCGCAGCTACGAGCTGGTTGCGTGATACCTTGCTGGGCACAGGCACGGACAAGCCGTGGAGCCTTGAGGCTACACCTGAGCCCACCATGCCTCCAGAGATCATCCAAGAGCTGATGGCCAGCATGCAGCAGCAGTTGCAGGTCATGATGGAGCAGGGCATGGCCATGCCAGACCCCACACAGTTGCGTGAGACCGCCAGCTTGATGAAAGACGCAGCGATGCGCAAGCTGCGCGAAGAGGCCAACGAGCGCGTTGACCGCATGGAACTGAAGATGGAAGACCAGCTCATCGAGGGTGGCTGGACTGATGCACTGAACGCGTTCTTGGATGACGTGGTGACGTTCCCCTACGCTGTGATGAAGGGCCCCGTCAAGCGCAAGCGCAAGACCATGGCGTGGCAGAACGGCGAGTTGGTGCCGTCTGAAGAAATCCGCAACGAGTGGGAGCGGGTTGACCCGTTCATGTTCTACTGGGCCCCATGGTGCTCAGACATTCAAGACGGATTTAACATCGAGCGTCACCGCATGACTCGTGAAGACCTGCAGGCTTTGATCGGCGTGCCCGGGTACAACGACGACGCCATCCGCTCAGTGCTCAACTCCTTCGAGTCTGGCAACCTCAACGAGTGGCTGTGGACTGACAGCGCTCAGGCAACCGCCGAGGGCAAAGACACCACCCAGACGATCTTCACGACCGACCTGATCGACGCGCTCCAGATGTGGGACAGCGTGCAAGGTAAGGACTTGTTGACATGGGGCCTGTCCGCCAAAGAGATTCCTGACCCAGACCTGAACTACCCCTGCGAAGTGTGGCTGGTGGGCTCCACGGTGATCCGCGCTGTGTTGAACTACGACCCGCTGGGCCGCAAGCCGTATTACGTGACGTCGTATGAGCGCGTTCCGGGCGCTGTGGCTGGCAAGGGTGTGTCCGACTTGTGCCGTGACTCTCAGAACATGGTGAACGCCGCTGCTCGCAGCTTGGCCAACAACATGGGCATTGCTTCTGGCCCACAGGTCAGTGTGAACGTGTCGCGCCTGCCCCCGGGCGAGGACATCACCGAGATGTACCCTTGGAAAATCTGGCAGTTCCAGAGCTCTGAGTTTAACGACGGCTCGCAGCCACTAAACTTTTTCCAGCCAAACAGCAACGCCAACGAGCTGATGGCCGTGTTCGAGAAGTTCAGCGCCCGTGCTGACGAAGACACCATGATCCCGCGCTACATGACTGGCGAGAGCTCCCCCGGCGCTGGCCGTACGTCGTCGGGC